ATCATATTCAACACGCATTAAGCTGTTAGCTGCGCCAGCCCCAAGATCAATTAGTACACTAGCTGTAGGATTGCCTTTAAAAATTTCGCCAGTTCCTACATTGTAGCCATACATATTGGAATTGCCGCTCGTAACGGTATTATTTCCTAATTGCATAATACCAATCAGGCCAAATGTTCCTGATGATTTTTGAAACTCACAAGCATATTTTCCACCATCGTCAATTGCAAAAGTGCTTATGGCTCTTTGATAAGAATTGCCAGTTGCAGTAGCGACCAGATTGCCATCTGACAGTCCTGCCCCTGCCCACAATGGATTGAGGGTTGATGCGTTCAAAGTCGGCGTATCTGACTTCTGATCCGCCGCTGCTAGGCCACTGCTAAAAAAGTTATTTCCTAGTGTTGAATTGTCTACCCAAACAACTTGACCAAGATCGGCTGCGGCATCCCCTTGAGCTATCGCAATACGAACAGTGTTTGTGCTTGTTTGAGAGAACGTATGGACATCAGAGCCATTACGAATAAGTTTAATTGTCCCGCTGCTACGGGTCATTTTCCAAGTGTCGCCATCAGCGATTGTCGTAGCGTTTACCTGAACAGCCCCGCCATAAAAAATATCTCTGTTAGCAGATACCGATGATGTCTGTATGTACCAACTATCAGTCATGTTTTGCATGTTGCCAGCAGATGAACTGTCACTAAAAGTTCCGTCTTCGCCGGTTTCGTACACACCAATGACAAAGTTAGCCATATTGTTGTAGCGCCACGAAAATTCAAAGTCTCCGGTAAACGTATCAGCAGTTCTTATCGCCTTGTTGTCTGTGTCCGCTTCAAGACGACCATTACTGTAAGTGTAGCTGCCTGTCGCACCAGTATACTGAGATGCGGCATAGCTAATTACCTGATCTCCAGAGATTCTAACGTCTTCTCCGAGGGCGGTAGAATCAGCACCTGTGAGGTAGTAGCCGTTGGTTCCGTAAGCACCGCTGTACTTCTTCGGAATCCACACACCATCGTCGTTATACTCACCAAAATCTGTTGGAGATTTTGCTGTCCCGTCTACAAAATTTATCTCAGCTATGTACCCACTAAAATAACCATTGCTGCTATAGGCACCTCGCCCAATGTTGTGGGCAATAGCAGAGTTAATTACAAGATCATTGTTTTGGCTTGGGTAAGTTTCAGTTCCAAACGCCGTGACCTGTGAGCCGTTTACGTAAAGTTTGATGCGATTAGCCTCTGTTCCTTGCGTGGTATCGTAAACAAGAGCGAAATGATACCAAGCACTAACATCTCTAAAACGCTGCGATGTAATTAGATTGCTCTGAGTGCTACCCTCATAATCGGAAATTCGCAATGTGTCGTCCGACTGACCGAACTGCATAATGAAATCGTTACTGCCACCGTCACCAGCCGACAAAATAATTTGGGGAACAGAGCCGTTAAAAAGGTCTGCTCGTTTAACCCAAGCTGAAAAAGTCCATGTTTTACGATTAGAGGCGAGAGGCGTTCTGGCTAAAAAAGCAGAATCATCGTCATTAAAACGAATAGACTGACTTATCTCGTAGTCCGCTCCAGCGTTAGCCAGCCATTGTGAGCCGAACATTGTCATTAGCTGAACGCCAACTGCGGTGCGCCTAGCTGGATACTACCTGACGCCTTGACGAAGTATGGGACTACATCAACCGCACTTGCTGCGGTGCTAAGTGTAATGCCGCCTCCAGCAGGGCTTTCGTAGTCCGTTCCAAGGCTAAGAGTTCGCGAACCCGTTCCGTCTTGGATGAACACGAACACACCAGATTGACCTACCGATTCCGTGGATGGGTTAGCCAAAGTCACGTTACCCGTGAGGGTCAGCACAAAGTTTTGGTGAGCAGAGAAGTCAATCGTCACACTGCCTGTGTTTGACGTATCAGTGTCAGTCTCTGCAAGAATAATCGTGCCACCGTTAAGCTGCCCAGCAACCGTCACATTGGTGGTGCCTGTCGGAATCTCAATGACATCCGCATCAGCATCGTTCTTGATTGTGACATCGTTGGTCGAGCCTTGGCCTGTAAGGATAAGCCCTTCGGCAGCAGTGTAACCAATCGCGGCGTTGTCTCCGGCAGCGGTATCTCCATCCGGTTCAAAAGTAGCGGCTGTAGCTACACCAACAACATCCAACCCACCGGCCATTGTAACGTTTTGTGTTCCCGTAGGGATTTCGATTACATCAGCGTCCGCGTCATTCTTAATGGTAACGTCGTTGGTGCTTCCCTGCCCGGTAAGGATCAAACCTTCCGCAGCGGTGTAACCTACAGCGGCGGCGTCCCCGGCAGAAGTGTCACCATCCGGCGTAAACGTGGCCCCAGTAATATCACCGGTCGCGTCTATTGCAGTAAAATTACCAGCAGCGGGAGTAGAACCTCCAATGACCACTCCATCAATGGTACCGCTATCGATATCAATGTCTGCTAAAGCATCGAAGACGGCAGCCCCGGAGCCAGCGCCATCTGTTACGACAATCTTATTCGCCCCATTGGGAATAGTTATCTCAGCGCCGCTACCTTGCTTGATCGTAATCGACTGGCCTCCAGTCGTTGCGTTCTCAATAATCCATATTTTTGAAATCGTATTGGGAGCAAGTGTGACGGTGCGCGTAGCGTCTAGGGTCGTGGATGTGATCTTCAGGTAGATAGACCTAACGGCATCAGCCACGCCATCTGCCATAGTAATCGTCGTGTTTGCATTTGAGGCCATATTCTCAGTGCCGTAGCCAAAAGCCTCGGCTATAAGCTCAAGATTAGTATTCGTCGTGGACCCCCAAGTACCAGCATTCTCGCCGGTCGCCATCTCTGAAAGACGAAGGTCATTTGTGTAAGCTGTTGTCATGGCTCATATCTCCAATGCCCGCAAAAAACGAGCTTTTCTAATAATACAGCAGCCTAATAAGTATTTACAGAAACAATTTTGTTTCTAGGCCGCTACGTCTACCCATTGTGCGTTCTGAGAGGGACTTATAGCCGGGTAACTTCCCGCGTTTTGAGTAGGTACTATTGCATCCCAAACATTTACATCCCCCACCGCACCCGTGGCAGAAAGTCCTGTGACCTCAATCGTTGAGCCGCTACCTTCAGCGACAGTGACCGAACCAATAGCGCTCTGGCCTTCGGAACCTGTTACAGAAACAGTAACCCCAGAGCCTTCGGCCACAGTAACCGAGCCAACGCTGCCGGTTCCTGCAAGACCTGTTACAGAAACACCGACACCAGTCGCAACTGTTACCGAGCCAACCGCCCCAGTTCCGGCAACCCCTGTTACCTCAACTGGTAAGGCTTCGTTCCAAGAACCGCTGCCCCATGTGCTGCGGCCCCAACCTGTAACAGCAGCCATGTCTAGATTCCTCTAAGCGATTCTAATAATCGCGCTGGAGGAGTTCGCCGTGGGAAACTGAATTGTGAAATCCCCCGAAGAACTAGACTTGTCCGAACCAAAATCCAAAACTACAACAGAAGGATCACCTGAAGCTGTGTCGTTAAAGATCAAGGCACCACGGGCGGTAATGCTTGACGAACCAAATGTTAAGTCTGCAAAATCCGTAAAGGCCGTAGTCGAACTTGTGGTCGGGTCCACTCTCGTTAAAGAGCCACCCTTCGCTGAATATCCTGTACCTGAGACTTCATTTGAGCTTGTGTAAGCAGTTGTTGCAGCGTTGAAAGACGCAGAGTTCGTATACAAAGCCAGATTGAACGTGTTACCGCCACTGTTTTTGAAATTATGAACGCCTTCCAAAAGCTCTTTCTTGAAAGACGTACACATAAAATTACCGCTAAAGGCCATCATGCCCTCCTTAATAAATCAGCGAGATCGTTATACCCGCCCGTTAAAGCGATCTGTACACAACGATCCCTCTCAGAGCGCATAGCTTCTTTAATATAACCCAAAACAAGACTTTCGACACTTAACTTATACGCTCTAGCCTGTTCTCTTATTTCTGGCGGAGCATTGTCACTGACATATATGAGCTTACGGCTGCAAAGCCTTGCAAGCTGCTCAGAAGAAAGACCTCCATTGCTACTTGTCTCTACAAAAACAGAGGGAACATCGCCAGTGGAAAGGGCCTCAGATATCATGCGGACCTCCTAACACCATTCCGATAATTATCAGAATTAACATCTTGCAGCGAATACCTTGCAAGGGAGGACAAGGCCTCTTTGTAGCGAGTATCATAGAACGTCATGATGTCCTGCTCCCCTTTCAAGTATGTGTAAGCCTCAACAAGACAGGCATACAAGAGAGCGGCCTCAGCATTCGTACTCAACCAAGTTGTTGTGTTTGTAGAAGACAATTGTGTGGGACGAGATTTGTAATTGATCTGTATCGTGTAGGCAGAGTCCGGCACTGGACCCAAAATAAAAAACGAATCATCAAAATGAGCGTAATGCTCTGGAGCGCCTTTTACGTCAGTATCCGGGTAAGCCTCTCTGATAAAAGAAACATCTTTGGGCAGCAAATATGTATATTCGTTACCGGATGAGATACGAGCTAATGACAGGACAGAAAAAAGATCACTGGGCTTGGACAAGTATGTCGAGCCGTCACTGGTCGTCCCTGTCGCTGCCTTTCTAAAATTTGGCAGGTCAATATCAAAGAAGATGCGTGTTTCGGCTTGACCAATAAACGTGTCTATATTGGTAACGAAGGAAGTTTCTGACGTTTGCGTGTAATCTTGCAGCGCTGTTTTTAATTCTGAGTAATTCATAACGACCCCTAAGACACCGAAACTGTAACGCTTCCAACTTGCCCCGAAGCCTGTAGGCTTGTTTGTGTTGAAAAGCCGTAAAGAGGTTCCAAGCTATTCCTGTCTCCTACCGGGTTCCAGTTAGCCGAGGCATTAGAAGAGGAGTCAGTTCTATTGTCGGGCCTCGCCCCAAGCAATGCTTGAGGGTCATCGACAGGATATCTGCCAAGAAAGTTTTGGGGATGGTCAGGGTCAAGCATGTCCTTACCTACCCTAAGCCCAGTCCGCTTTCCGTCTTGGACCTCAAAAACAAGGTCTTTCAGCTTGTACGTGAAGCCGCTCCTGTCACAAATCCCGAGGGCATATTTTCCTGCTGCAAAAGAAGACATTAGTAAGAATATCCTCCCGGTATTAACTGCACACCGGCTTTCACCCTATCCTCAGCCGCGCACAAGGAAAACTGCTCTTCATAGACCTGTTTCAACAGCCCCACACGATCAAATGACTCTGGTCTTTTCATTGCTACGTGATACGCCAATCCAGATGTCAAAGCTGGCAACCAACGATCCGGGGCATCATAGGTATTCGCTCCAGCAGTACCCGTATCTTGAATTCTTTTAACTCTCAGGAACACAACCGTGTACGTTTCTGTATCATCAGGAACGGGCCATAGAGTGTATTGAGGAGATGTCGTTCTCTGTATGTAAATTTGTAGAGGCTTGCCCTGAGTGAGCTTATTCGGGATGTTCTGAAAGGTGGAGGGGCTTACCCTAACAAGGCTTGTATCTGCCTGTGTGTTTGTATCGCCCGCATTTGTCCGAATGTGATGCTCAAGGAAATCAATGGTGCCAGCGGGAAACGGATAAGTGGATGTTCCAGCGGTGAGGGCTTGGGTCCCCTCCTCAATGGTCCACAGATTGAGTCCACGGTTTATCCACTCCAAAGACATAAGATCAAGACTACGACGAGCCGTCTTGAGATCGTATCCTCCACGCATCTCAAGACCGGCCCGTTCATAAGCCTCCTCGCAGATATCAATGATATCCAGAGTAAAATCTGATGTCCCGCTAGTCGCCATTTAGTTACTTCTTCTTCCTTGTCTTGCTGCCGCCGCGCATCATCATTTTCTTTTTAGTGCCACCGCGCATCATCATTTTTTTCTTGGTGCCACCGCGCATCATCATTTTCTTTTTACCGTTTCCGTTTTTACGACCCATTGCCATAACTTAATCTCCTTCTATCTAAGACCAGAGTTTCATAAAGATGATCTGCAAAATGATTATAATACCCAATCTCCTCAAGCGCTAGACTTGCTTTGTTTAATGTGCTCAAGGGCTGGATGAAGACCATCATGTAATCTTCGTCTAAATCAGACTCCCAATCATTGTCCGTTAAAAAAGCCTCGCTCTCCTCTGACGGCGGAAAATCTGGGTGAAATAACATAAGATAGATGTCAGTGGAAAAGTTCTCTTTATTCCATATCTGAACCCATCTATCCCAAAGATCGACCCTGCTCAGGTTAAAATTAACCCAAATAGCCATGTCAAAAGATTTTGGATCAAAATCTCTTATAGCGGCTTTTAGATCAACAGGACCTTCACCAACCCAGACATCGACTCGTTTACCTTTCCAAGCGCTCTCAGCGTAAGGGCAAGCCTTTAACCCAGACAGGTGAGGGTTTGGAAGATCAAGAACTTCACGAGACCAACTTCTCAAGTCTTCAAAGACGGGCTGATGCCTTGTGTTCATTTCTTTTTTTTCTTTGTTGCCTTTTTGCGCTTGCTAAGTTTTTTAAGATCAGCGCCGGTAATTTTATTCCTCGGAGGAGCAACCTTAGCGAGTTTCTTTTGCTTTGGCGTGTACTTAGAGAACGGCATCTTCCTGTTACCTTTCATTTGGCTTCGCATCTGAGAACGAGAAACAGGCATGACTATCTGTGCTTTCTAGTTTTCTTAGCAATCTTTTTAGGCTGCTTCACGTACTGCTTGCCCTTTTTCATGCCTCGACGCTTTGCTGCTGAAGTCCTTCTGTACTCTTCAGGACTTAAAGATTTTATCGCTGAAGTCGGTAAATATCTTTCTCCGGTAGCCTTAGAGCCTTGAGTGGAAGGCTTACCAGACTTTGTCCTCCACTTCTGTTTAGTCCAACTACTAAGGCTCTTCTGAGACTTTTTCTTAGCCATCAGTCTCGGTACCCACCACCAGCTTTCTTATAGCGTTGCGCCAACATTTGAGCTTTGCGGGCAGACCACTGACCCGGCTTGCCGCCCTTGCCACCGGCTTTGATAGAATTAAAAAGACGCTTTCGCATAGCTGGCTTCGTGTAGTTACCAGCCTCGTTAACGCGGCTTTTCGTCTTCTTTTTTGCTCGGGTTTTTTTAACTGCCATGTCTAATCAACACTTCCAGCGCTTGCGGGCTTGACGCAAACGACTATTAGGGTTTTTGGCTGCTTTAGGAAACTTCTTCATTTGCCCAGCGGAACGAGCGCAAAAAGATTTGCGTCTCTTCGCGGCTTTGCTGCCCGGTTTGACCTTTCCTGTGACAGCAGTCTTTAGCTTGCTGCCGGGGTTCTGCCGACGATATTTAGCAACGCCCTTCTTGGTCATCCCGGCACCAGACTTCGTGGGCCGCTTATGACCACCCTTGATGGTCATGCCCTTCATTCCAGTACTGCGCCGTTTCTTTGGTTTAGAAGCCATAGCCCCTACCCCTAAGCGTAATACTTAACTGCCCGGATGACGATTTCATATGCGTCCCCAGATGCAATC